GGAGCATCTCCGCGGCCGCCTCCTTGAACCGGGCGTCCACGCTGGCCGCGTCGGGGAACCGGCCAGCGACGTAGACGAGCTTCACCGACCAGCTGCCCGGGGTGAAGCGGTAGGGGGAGCCGGACGAGCGGCGCATGATGCGGCCGCCGTCGAGCACGTAGCCGCTCGCCGCGCCGGCCGTGCCCCACGTGTCGGCGGTCAGCACCGTCTGCGCGGACCCGTCCCACTCGGTCACGCTGGTCACGGATGCCACCGGCGTCTGGTGCGGCCAGATGGCGTCGGTGCCGCCGTCGTGGTACTCGGTGACGGTGCGACGCACCACCGGGCCAACGAGGGCGTCCAGGCGGCGGGAGATGGTGGTGTTCGCCCGGGCGATCTGGTCGTGCTGGGCGGCCGCGTCGGTGCCGAACGCTGCTCGCAGCGCCTCTGACTCGGTGAGGATGTCGAGCGGGTCGGCCACGGGTCACCCCCTGCGCTTCGTCGGCGCCTTCGTGCGGCGGGCGGCCGTCTCGGGCGGGTTCCGCACCGCCGTCTCCTCGCGGGGATCTGCAGCACGTTCGGCCAGCACGGAGCCGCAGCCCTCGCAGTAGAGGTCCGGCCGGTACACCACCCCCGGGGCGGCGCGACGGTCAGGGACCGTTCGCACCAGCCCGTAGCTCGGGCAGTCGGGGGTGGCGCACCGGACGGTACGCACTTCAGCCCTCGTGGAGCTTGTTGACGGTGGACTCGGCCGCCGACTCGGCGGACTTGACCGCCGACTCCTGCGCCTTGCGGACCTCCTCGATCGAGGGGTCCTGCGGAGCGTCCGTGATGCCGTCGTTCGCGCTCCGCTGCTCGGCCGCCTTGGCGACGTCGACCGCGGAGGCGGCCTGCTGGGCGAACTGCTCCTTGGCGGCGGCCACGGCCGTGTCCTTGTCGCCGATGATCTCGGGGTCGGTCTGGTCGGGGGTGCCGTCGGCACGCAGCGAGAGCATCGCCACGCGGTCGTGGTCACCGCCGCCCGGGACCTTGTTCACCGGCTTGGTGTCGGTCTTGGTCTCAGCCATGTCGTTCTCCGTTTCTCAGATGGTCGATCAGGCCGCGGCGTGCTGGAACGCCCGGATGGCGGCGGCGTTCTGCGGCTTGCCGTCGGCTCGGTGGAAGGCCAAGAAGCCGACCTGCAAGAAGTCGGCGTACCGCTCGGCGAGGCGCAGGAGCTGCACCTCGTTGACCCGGCGGATCACGTAGCCCTCCCGGAACTCCCCGAACAGCACGGACTTAGCGCTGGCGGCGGGAGCCGGCACCGTGTTGTTGATGGTGTACGGACGACCGGCGAGCAGCGACGGCACGCCCGCTTGGACCGAAGGCTGCCAGAGGTACTGGCCGTCGTTGTCCTTTGCCTTCCGGAGGGACTTGAGCGCCGAATCGGCGAGCAGGAAGCGGCCGTTGTTGCGGTACACCTCGTTCACCGACATCTCGAGGTCGATGAGGTCGTCGAACGTGACGGTGGTGAGCTGGCCGGCGGCGCCGGTCTTGCCGACCGTCGCGTTCGTCACGACACCCTCGGGCTGACCCGACCCCGTCCCGGTGGTGAAGTGGCGGTTCTGGGCGCGGCCGATGCGCCGGCCGAGCGCACGACCGATGCGTGCCTCGGGGTCGTAGGAGCCGTCCTGCAGGAGCTGGAGCGACACCCGGACCAGCTTCGAGGTGTACATGTACGCCCCGACGCTGGCGGTGCCCCACGCCATGTCCTGCTCGGTCACCTGCGTGTTCTCGGCGAGGATCGCACCCTCGTTCGCGGTGTCGTCCTCGGTCGGCCAGTTGATCGTCTCGCCGCTGTCGGTCTGGATCACGTCGGCGATCTGCGCCATGACGGAGATCGAGTCGATGGCCTCGACGATCCGGTCCCGCCAGGTGGCGGGGGCGAGGTAGCCGCCGGCCGCCGCGGTCCCGACGCCCTGGGCGCGGAGCTCCTGGCCGGACACGAAGCCACCGCGCAGCGCCTCACGGTGCTCGGCGGACACCTCGTTGATGCCGTGGCGCACGAAGGCGTCGAACGCCTCCCGGTACACCTCGTCGGCGGTCGCTTCCTGCTGCTCGGGGGTGAGCGGGTTCTCGACCGTGCCGCGGTCGGTCCGGTCGAGATCGCCGTAGCCGGCGGCCCGCTCCTCGCGCTCGATCTGGGAGCTGAACCGGGTCAGCTCGGCCTCGGCGGCATCCCAGGCGGCCTCGTCCTCGGCGGACAGCAGGCCGTCCTCGCCGGCGCGGTCGCGGATCTCCTTCATGCGCTCCCAGGTCTGGGCCCGCTTCTCCTGCAGGTCGCGCAGCTTCGTGGTGGTCATGGCTGGTGCTCCTTGGCACTCGGGTGGAGGCGCGACGGGGTGAGGCCCGTCCGCCGTCCTCGTGGGTCTGGTGGATGGCCTGCGCGCCGGTTCAGGCGGGCAGGCCGTATCGGGCGGCGAGCGCCCTCATGTGGTCCCCGACGACGAGACGACGCGGAGTGGACTCATCCGGCTCCGGGGTGTCGTTGCGAGTGGCGTCGGCCGGCTCGCTGTCTTCGGGGTGCAGCAGGTTGTGGCGCCGGCCGAGCGGGTCGGGGTCCTCCCGACGGCTCAGGGCGCGGAGAGCGGCGTCGGTCTCCTCGTAGGCGGGGAACGTCACCGCCGACACCTCGAACAGCTCGACCTCGCGGATGGTGCGGATCTCGACCTCGGCCTCCTGGCCGTCGGACGTGCTGACGACCTCGGTCGTCCAGTCATCCTTCACCACCCGAAAGCCGAACGACATGCCCGTGATCCGGCGCTTCTCCAGGTTGCGGACGAAGTCGCGCACGTAGGACAGCTCGGTGTCGAGGTCCGCCTCGACCGCTAGGCCGACACGATCCTCGGCGAGACGCAGATCCTCGGCGGACACACGGGCCATGAGCAGCGACGTGTCATGGTCGACCAGGAAGCGGGCGTCGCCCTCCTGCAGGGTCTTGGTGAATGTGCCGGGGGCGATCTCCTCGTAGAAGCCCCAGCGCAGCGGGTTCCCGATCGCCGTGCGGACGTTGAACACCGCCGCGTGGCCGGTGAACACCGGCGCCTCGTCGGTGTCGTCGGCGGCACGGAGCTGGAAGTCGGCCTCGGAGAACAGGCGAAGCCGGAGCTCCGTCGCGTCAGGCCGCGTCTTCGTCTTCATCGGAGCCGTCTCCTTGGTCGTCCGTCTCGCTGCCCAGCGGCGCCATGTTCAGCGGCTGCAGGCGGGTGTCGCCGCCCTCGACGGGAGGCATGTCCTCGAGGTCGAGGATGTCGTTGGCCGAGAACGCCCCGACCTCGCGCATGACCCGGTAGAAGTTGGCCCGGGCCGTCGAGTCGCCACGGAGCAGCCCCTCGACCTTGAACTTGGCGTACACGTCCCGGGGGCCGAGCTCCTTCGTGATGCGCTGCTCGATGCGGGACAGCCACGAGGCGCGGAGCGTGTAGACCACGAAGCCGATCGACTGCTGCTCGATGCCGGTTCCCCAGCTCGTCGACTTCTCGGTGTCCATGAGCATGTGCGGCGGCACGCCGAACATGCGGGCGATCTCGGCGATCTGGAAGCGGCGCGACTCGATGAACTGCGCGTCGTTGTTCGGCATGGTGACCGGCTGGAACTTCGCTCCCGCGTCCAGCACGGCGATGTCGTGCGCCTTGTCGAGCCCGGCGACCTTCTCCCGCCACCGCTGCTTCAGCGCCGTGGCCGTCGGCTCGTCGAGCCGCTGCTCGGTCTGCAGGATGCCACCCATGAGCGACCCGGACCCGAACAGGCGGGCGCCGTACTCCTCGGCAGCCAGGGCGAGGCCGATGCCCTGCGCGGCGAGGCGGATCGGAGAGGTGCCGGTCACGCCGTCGTAGCCGAGCCCGGGGATGTGCATGATTCGGTCGGTGGAGAACGGCTGGTCGAGGTCCCCGTCGACGGTGAACACCTTGTCGCCGCGGAACGTGCCGACCTGCACACGGGACGGGTGGAGCGGCCACAGGTTCTGCACCTGCCCACCCACGGCCCGCTCCTTGAGCACGTAAGCGTTGCCCCACAGGAGCAGGTGCACGAGCGCCGTCTCCCAGAACTCGAACGGCGTCTGCGTCGGGTTCGGGTCCTGCAGCACGCGCAGCGGGGACTCCTTGCGCGTCCCCCGCTGGTAGGTCTTGAGCGGCAGGGACGCCCCCGTGCCGGCGATGAGCGACACGGCGCGCCACACCGCCGCCATCTGCAGCGACGTCTTCTCGGTCACATGCACGCCGGCCTTCGACGACTGGACGCCCAGCGCCGACAGGATCGACGTGGACGACAGCGGGGTGTCCGGGTTCTCGACGGAGCGGAGCAGGCGGCCCAGGACCGTCACGTCGTCGTCCTGGTCGTGGCGAGCAGGTAGGCGCCGACAACGGCCGGCGCCAGGCGCCAGTCGACGAGCACGGCGGTGGCGACCACGAGGGCCAGCCCGAGCAGCTCAAGCAGGAGCGTCACCACAGGTTCACCCCTCCTTGGTCGGTCTGCTGTGCCACGAAGTAGGCGGCCGTGGCTGAGGTCAGCGGCGAGACGGCGGCGGTGGAGTCACGGCGCGACCAGCGCCATCCGTCGCCGACCTGGCGCCGTCCGGCGCCGGCCACGGCGGCGTTCAGTGCCGACTCGTCCCGATGCACCAGGACGTGCTCGAAGATGTCCCGCAGGATCAGCTCGCAGGCGTCCACGATCTCCGGGCCGTCGAGCACCACCAACTTGCCGTCCGGGTTCGCCTTCGATCGCTGCGTGAGCCCGGCGCCGCCCTCCTCCACCGGCTTCTCCAGCGTCGGGACCAGACCGCGCGCCGGGCCGGAGTCGCCGAGGACCGCCACCGCGTCGACGTCGTGCGCGCCCATGAGCTCGACCAGCTGCGGCACCAACCAGGCGGTCCCTTCCCGGTGGCAGTTGCGCGGGACGTGCAGTGCGCCGCCGCAAGCAGTGATCGAAGCGGACATCTGGCCGTGATCGACATCCAGGCCGAGCACCACCGGCTCGGAGATGACCGCAGAGCGGTCGGCGCACTCGGCCCAGTGCTCGATGATCCCTTCGTCGCCGGCCGCCACCGGCTCGTCCCACCAGCCCATGCGCTCCCGGGCGAACTCGATCGGGTCCATCGAGCGGCGTTCCATGCGGACGAAGTCGATGGAGATGCGTCGGTGCAGGGCCAGGTTCGCCCGCTGCCACCGTTCCTCGTCGTCGAGCACGCACCCCTCGGTGCCGTAGATGTGGGCGCACCCCGGCGCCTGGCAGGCGTCCTGCGGGCCGTCGTCGCACCACTCCACCCAGATCAGCGACGGATCGCCGCCCGGTCGACCGCGGTCCCGCAGGTTGCGGAGCACCGTGGAGCCGAGGTGACCGGCGGAGGACAGGTACAGGATCTGCGGGTTCCCGGTGACCGACAGCGCCGACATGGTCGGCATGAGTGAGCCGATGTGCGCCGGCTGGAGGGCGAACGCCTCGTCGAGCAGCAGGCGCGGGGCGGTCAGGCCACGGGCGCCGGTCTTGGTGCGGGCCTTGAACCGGATGCGCCTGCCACCGGCGAAGTGGATCGCCTCCTCGCCGTTGGCGTTGACCACCTTCTCGACCCGGCGGTCCAAGAAGTCGTTGCGCTCGATGATGTTGAGCAGGTCCCGCATGGACTCCATCGCCGTGCCGAACTCGTGCGCCGACCACATGACCAGCTCGGTGTCCAGCAGGGTGACGTCCGTCAGTGCGATGACCTTCGCCAGGTGCGTCTTGATGTTCTGTCGGGGGGCGATCAGCGCCGCCTCGAACGCCGCCCAACGGTTCCCCTTCTCGGCCAGCAGCGCCTCC